ATTCGTAAGAATGACTTTGCGCTTCTTAAGAATTGTGGTCGTGATGAACTTTACCTGATCCCAGCAAGTAAACTTGCAATTAAGGATGAGGAACTTGAAGTCTCAGATGCAATGAATAGCAAACAAATTGCAAAAGCGTTCAACAAGTATCTGAATGTGCAAAAGACAAATCGTATTCTTCTGAATCGCTTTGTAAATCTTATTGCATAGGGATTGCAAGTGCTTGACATTATTGTTGTGTCGTAGTATAATTTATAGGTAATAACCTTTACTATGGAGATTGTGATGATTCGTAATGATTTTGAGAACAAGATGCATAACATGTTTCCCGACGTAGCATCTAAGGGTGTTGTTTCTAGGTCTCAATTGGCTGATGTTATGCGCTCTGTTGGTACTGACAAGTGGCCAACTTGGTTGATGGTAAACAAGGTAGGTCGTGGTCTTTATGCTATTCCTGGGGGTAATATCACAACTCCAGTTGTTGGAAATACTGCACTTGCCCCTGAGAAAATTGAAAGTGTGATTGTGAATTATAATGATACAACTTCTCTTATCCCTAAAGTGGATCCAAATTATGTTCCGTTCGGAAACTATAAAGATCTAGACGAAATTATTAAGTCAGAAATCTTTTATCCTGCATACATCAGTGGTCCGACTGGCAATGGCAAGTCTACTAGTATTGAACAGATTTGCGCAAAACGTAAACGTCCGCTGATTCGTATTAACTTTAACAGTATGACTGATGAAGATCAACTTATCGGTACGAAGACACTTATCGATGGTAATGTTGAAATTGTTGAAGGTCCAATCGTTATCGCTATGCGTCTTGGCATTCCTCTACTTCTTGATGAGATTGACGCAGGTAACTCTAACACTCTAATGTGTTTGCAACCTATCCTTGAGGGTAAACCATTCTACTTCAAACTGAAGAATGAACTTATCTATCCTACACGTGGTTTTAATATTTTTGCTACTGCGAACACAAAGGGTAAGGGTAGCGAAGATGGTCGCTATATTGGTACCAATGTTCTAAACGAAGCATTCCTTGAGCGATTCGCTGTTACCTTTAATCAGGAATATCCTGAGCAACGCACCGAGTTGAAGATTGTAACTAATCTTATGAAGTCGTACGAATGTCTTGATGAGAAGTTTGCCGATAACATGGTCAAGTGGGCTGATGCTATTCGTCGAACTTTTGATGCTGGTGGTGTTGACGAAACTATTACTACTCGTCGTCTGATTCACATTGTCCGTGCTTATGCAATCTTTAAGAATCAGAAAAAGGCAATCGAACTCTGTACGAATCGGTTTGATGATGCAACTCGCCTTGCTTTTGTTGATCTTTTTGACAAGGTCGCTACAGGTGATTTCGTTGAGGAAACCCCAGCTGAACCTGTAGCCTCCCCTGAGGAGACTGTAAGTCCTTGATTTTAAAGGGTAAAATACCCCTACAAACCGTAGGGGTATCCCTTGACATTAAAACTTGCATAGGGTATAATAGTTGTATAGTTAGAAATATGCGAATAAAATGCAAAAAATAAATTGCTTGACATTAATATTTGCATATAGTATAATTATGTCTGTATCGTTGAGTTCTTTCTTTTTTATTAACACACACAGGAGTTTTACACATGTTGAAATATTCTAATCTGACCAAAGGTCAAAAGCGTTGTATCGATGCTTTCATTTCTCTGCGTCCCGAACTTGCTTCGGCTGACACTATTACAACTAAAGAAGTCCAAAAACTGTTCTGGGCTTTGCACGACGAGCGTGCTAATGGTGCGCCGAAAGTTGGTTATCCGCTTTGGTTGTCTGCGAACAACACAGTTTCGCGTGGAGTTTTCGCCTTCCCTGGACCTAAGTCCTCTGGTTCAGTAACTGCTTCTGTTGCTAAACAGAATGCTGCTGCTAAACAGAAACTCGAAAAGATTATCGAGGACAGTGAACCTGTCTCAATCGATGAGGATGAGTTTGAAGCCGAACTTCGTGCTAATGGTATCCAAGTTTAATCGACTTGGCTTAACAGCCGAGAGTGGTAACGCCATCACCACTCTTGGCTTTTTTTAATGATGGTATTAATTGAATGAGGAATAAACTATGACTCGTCTAGTAAAGCAAGAGTTGCTCTTGAGCCACCTACAAAAAGGTAAAGAGTTTACATCTAAACAAATCCGTGCCTCTTTTGGCATCTCCCATCCTGCGTCTGCTATTCGCAATCTTCGTGAGCAGGGTTACTGTGTATATTCTAACACTCGCACCAGCAGCAAAGGTGAGCCAGTTGTTAAATATCGTATCGGTAAGCCAAGCAGAGCGATGGTCGCAGCTGCATATCGCCTTGGTCTCTTCGCCTAATCAGTGACCTGCTTATGAGCATTCTTCGGAGTGCTCATAGTCCGTTTCACTGGAGAATTTTATGGCAAATAAAGAAGAAGTAAAGAAGTCTCAGAATGCCACTAGTGGTGGTCGCAAATTTGATGGTGGTAAACTACAATACGGTTTGATTCCACCATTAGCACTTAAAGAAATGGTAAAGGTTCTCACATTCGGTGCTGAGAAGTATGAACCAGACAACTGGAAATTTGTTCCCGATTCTAAGCGCAGGTACTTTGACGCAATGCAGCGTCATCTTTGGGTTTGGAAAGAAGGTGAAGAGATTGACCCAGAGTCGGGCATTCATCATTTGGCTCATGCAATGTGCTGCCTTTATTTTTTGTATGAACATGATGTCAAATATTCTAAGGAGGATGTTATTTGACTTTCGCCTCGATTTGGGGTATAATGATATACATAGTTATGTGTTTATTTGATAGGAGAAAATATGAAGTTATCTAAAGAAACAGTTGGAATCCTTAAGAATTTTGCTGGCATTAACAGCAATCTTTTAATCAAAGAGGGTTCTAAATTATCCACAATTTCTGCTCAGAAAAACGTGATGGCATCAGTCTCAGTTCCTGAGGTTTTTAATACTGAGTTTGCTATCTACGATCTTAATGAGTTCCTCGGTGCATTGTCGTTGTTTGAAGATCCTGATCTTGACTTCGCAGAGAAATCTGTCAAGATCAAACAAGGCAGTAACTCTATCCGCTACTATGCTGCTGACGCAGGCACATTGACTGTGCCGCCTGCTAAACAGATTCAGTTGCCTTCTGAGGATATTACCTTTAATCTTGATGCATCTACTCTTGCTATGATTCAGCGTACTGCTTCAGTTCTACACTCTACTGATGTGAGCGTAGTTGGTGATGGTTCAAAGATGAAGATCGTTGTTGCTGATAAGAAAAATGCAGCTGCTAATGCTTATGAGGTTGCACTTTCTGACACTGATAAAACATTCAAGGTAAACTTGAAGGTTGACAATCTTAAAATGATTCCTGGTAATTATACTGTTACCATTTCTAACAAAAAGATTAGCCGTTTCCAAGCATCTGGTTCCGATCTAATTTACTTTGTTGCTGTTGAAGCTGATTCTACATTTGAATAATCTTTAACTCTGTAGAACTCAGGATAGTTTGGGTTGTCGAGTCTTCTTCTTATGCTAATTCCAGGATATGCTTTTTGAGCATGTCCGATAGAAGGATACTCAACACCCTCACAGATAACTTGGCGATAGTTTCTAGTTAGAGGTTTACCTTTACCTGGATGCTGTTTACCTAACATACCATATGTTGCGAGTTTTTGGGGGTCAACTTTTCTATGCTTCATACCCTCTATCCAGGTTGGGGACTTTGATGTATCCCCTCCGTCGCCACCTCTGGTCATATTGTAATCTGGATTAAGTGTTTCAATCCAGAAGATCTCCCTTTCGTTTGGGGAATCGGTTTCTTCTATAATTTCAATATGAAAGTTCTCTGTGCCATACTTTCGCATAGCATTATAAAGGTGGGTGTTTTGAGTTTTGCTGTTATAGAAATGACGATTAAGTCTTTCCTGAGCAGATTTGGAAGTCTTGCCAATGTAGATTTTGGCGTTGACTTTATTGGTAATCTTATATATAATGTTAGACATAGTGACCTCTCTGATAGGTTGTTATGTTTAGGGGATGGTTCGCTGCAACGAACTGTTCCCGACCTTTTATTTAGTGAAATGGAGATTTTATGATGGGTAATGATGGGCATTATTTGTGGTGTGAACGCTATCGTCCGCAGAAAATTGATGATTGTATTTTATCAGAATCGCTGAAGAAAACTTTTAAAGAGTTTGTTGCTAGTGGTGAACTACCAAACTTTATTTTCAGCGGAACTGCTGGCGTTGGTAAGACTACTGTAGCAAAAGCATTATGTGATGAGGTTGGCGCTGAGTATCTAATGATTAACGGATCGGATGAAGGTCGTTCTATTGACACTCTCCGAACTGTTATTAAATCTTTTGCGTCAACTGTGTCGCTTACTGATGCGAAGAAAGTTGTTATTATCGATGAAGCTGACTATATGAATGCAGATTCTGTTCAGCCAGCCCTACGTGCATTCATTGAAGAGTTCGCAGGTAACTGTCGCTTCATCTTTACTTGTAATTTTAAACATCGTCTTCTTGATGCTCTTCAATCTCGCTGTATTAATGTTGACTTTAAAGTTGACAATGGTGAGAAACCTAAGATCGCAGCTGCATTTTATAGAAGAATCTCTGATATTCTTTCTTTCGAGAAGGTTGACTTTGACTCAAAGGTTGTAGCTGAACTCGTCACTAAACATTTTCCCGACTTCCGCAGAACACTGAATGAACTTCAGCGCTATTCTGTTTCTGGTAAGATTGACTCAGGCATTCTTCTAAATGTTAGCGATGAGTCTTTCAAAGAGTTGGTTGACTTGTTGAAGTCGAAGAAATATACAGATATCCGTCGCTGGGTTGGTAAGAATGCGGATATGGGTACTGCCCACATCTTCCGCAATCTATACGATAAAGCAACTGATGTTATGGATCCTTCTTCTGTTCCACAGTTGGTAGTTACCTTAGCAGACTATCAATATAAGTCGGCATTCGTAGCAGACCAAGAGATAAATATTATGGCTGCTCTTACAGAAATTATGGTCAACTGTAAATTCAAATGACATTTTTAGATCTTCTGCTAATAATTGCTTACGGATATCTCATGCTTAAACTTGGTTGGCATGCAAGAGAAGCGTATGCGAAACATGCTATGGAAAAACTATTTTCGCAAATGGAAGAGGACGAGCAAGACGAAGATGTAGTTCGCATCTATTTTGAGAAAAGACAGGGATTAGTCTTTGCGTATAACTATGATACCAATGAATTTATCGCCCAAGGTAAAGATAGAGAATCTTTACTTACAGCTATGGGTACACGTTATCCAAAAACTAAGTTTATTGTAGAGAAAGATTTACTAGAAACTTTATCATGAGTCCATTTGAT